CAACACTACATAAAAAAACATGGCGGTTATGTTGTAAAAGAAAAGCCAATGATCTATGTGTTGGTACATGAAGGAGATACAGTTCCTGATAACGTACCTGTGTTCGATCCTTGGAGAACATACAAAGGAACCAACGTAGTTTATTATGGAAACACAAGGAAAAACAAAGGTATAATTTGTGAGTAAAATACTAATAGCAGGTGATAGCAACGCACTAGGAGAATGGGGAACTATTGTTCCAGGACCTGCCTGTGCGAATCCTAATCACCCAGAAGTATTTCGTCCATGGAATAAAGAAAAATATTTAGAAGGCGATCATGCTAAACCCTTTCAGGTTGTTTGGCCAGGCTTTGGATATTACTTAGATCAAAAAGGACACGCAACAGTTAACTATGCGTTTGGCGGCTGTGGTAACTTTCAAGCATTATATAAAGTAGAAGAAGCACTAGGACTAGCACCTTGCTTTACAAGTCCTGTATTTTACAATCCTGATTGTATTGTATGGATGATTTCAGAACCTTGTAGAGATTTAAAACAGCTATCAGATGAAGCAGGGTTATATGACCTAGACAAGTACTACAAAGCATCAGATGATCTTGTACAAAATGCAAAAACAATTAAAGAAATAAATGACGGATTATTACAACACGCATTAGATGGTGCACAAAAAATATATGAAGAAACCAACATACCTTGGGTAATAATAGAAGGTTGGACCAAAGTAGAATTAAAAGAACACCACACATTTGTGAAACATATTCACAAAGACTGGATGGCCAAACTTATTAATAGACCTGTACCAATGTTTAGTAGTTGGCAGACTATAGATAATATTAGAAGGCGTAGACCTGACCTAACTGAAAGTGCGTCAGAAAGTTTACGTTTATTTCAACGACAAAAACCAGAGCTAGGTATTCCAGATATACCAGAAGGCCCTGACAATGAATTTAAAAGAATAGTTGATGATTACGAAGAAGTAATTAAGATTATGAATGAAAGTCCGTTGTTTCCTGATAACTGTCACCCAGATAGAACTTTACAGGAGCAACTGGCGTACGAGCTAGAACTTTATGTATGATGCAGTTTTTATAAGTTATAATGAACCTGACGCAGATGAAAGATATAAACGTTTACTAGAACGTTATCCTAATACAAAGAGAGTTCACGGTGTAAAAGGAATACACCAAGCACACATCAAGGCCGCAAAGAAATGTCATACAAAGATGTTTTGGGTCATTGACGGTGATGCAGACTTATTACCAGAATTCAATTTAGATCATAAAGTAAGTGATTATGATTTAGATTGTGTCCATGTTTGGCGTAGCCAGAATCCTATCAACAATTTAGTTTACGGGTATGGGGGTGTTAAACTCCTACCAAGACGACTCACCATGAACGTAGACGTTAGCAGTACTGATATGACTACCAGTATAAGTGATAGATTCAAGGCTATGCCAATCGTGAGTAACATCACTAGTTTTAACACAGATGAGTTTAGTACTTGGAAAAGTGCTTTTAGAGAATGTGTTAAGTTATCTAGCAAAGTAATACAAGGACAAGAAAATGAAGAAACAGAACAACGACTCAACGCATGGTGTACAAAAGGAGAAGAAAAAGAGTTCGGACTATTTTGTATACGAGGTGCTAGGAGCGGTCGTGACTTTGGTCATACTAATAGGACTGCACCTAGCTTACTAGCAAAAATAAATGATTTTGATTGGTTACAAGAACGTTTCCATATGGACGAGATGAATGATACCATTTAAGGATATTACAAAACTAGGACATAAGAATATGTTAGACAAAGGTGTGTTTAACGTAAGCTGGATCCTTGGACGTTTTTGTAACTATAATTGTAGCTATTGTTGGCCGTATGCTAGAAGCAGTACAGTTGACCACAGACCATTTGAAGTGTACACTAGAGCAATAGATGAAATAAAACGTCAAGCAAGAGCAAATGGATTTGACAAGTTTCATTTTAGTTTCAGTGGCGGAGAACCTACAGCATATAAAAAATTTATAGATCTAGTAAAACACTATGAGGATTATGAAAGCAAATATTTAAGCATACACATGACAAGTAATTGCAGTCCTGCAAAACGCTGGTGGCAACGCTGGCTCGACGCAACGCACATTATGGACAGAAGAACCATTACTGCAAGTTACCATGCTGAGTTTTCAAATGAAGAAGAATTTGGTGACAAGTTATTATTCTTACAGGATAATGATGTTGGTGTCACTATTAATCAGGTAATGGTACCTGAACATTGGGAGGAATATTATGATAGAAGCAATCGATTCATTGAACGTGGTCTTCACGTTACTCTTAAGCCTCAGTCTGATCCTACCGCTAGTTTTGTCGTTAGTGGTTATACTGATGCCCAAAAGAAAATATTACAAGAAGACAGTCAGCAAGATGAAAAACAAATGCGGTTACAAGATGTTAATGGAGTAGAGTATTGGGTTGACCAAGCAGAAAGATTAAATGCTTTTGGCTTCAACAAGTTCAAAGGTTGGAACTGTTGGGCTGGTTATCAAAGCTGTATTATACGAGAACCAGGCGGAGAAGTAAAACGTGCATATAGTTGCCATGATGAGCCTCTAGGCACGTTAGACGACGGATTTGAGCTGTTTAAAGCACCAATGCCGTGCATAACTCCAACCTGTGTTAGTAGTGCAGATAGCAAAATACCAAAAGAAAGGACGATAAGTAATAGTAATGGACTATAGAGATTTAAGCCAATTCGGAAATCAAGTAGAATTAGAAACAACAACAGATGCAGAAATGCTGGTTGCTTGGGCTAATGACTTTGACTGGCAAAAATACAACCCACGTAAAGATGTTAATCGTTGGGGACTGAGTGTTACAAGTTCAGACGGTACTTTTAATGGTATTGATTTAGATAGCTTGTATGAATACAACAAGGAGCATGGTACAGAGTACGGAGAAAAGGACTTTAACAAAGCAACTCCTGTACTAAACAAACAGATACACGATTTGTTATTACCATGGGAAGGACATTATTACAGAACACACTTTTTAAAATTTGGTCCAGGTGGATTCTTTCCTCCACACAGGGATTGGGATTACAGCGGAGAGGCCATTGATACGTTTAGATTAATAATGCCATTACGTAATGTAAATCCTCCACAGTTTAATTTTATATTAGAAGGACAACAGTTACATTGGGAAGTAGGTAGAATGTATTTCATAGATACTTTGAAAATGCACTACTTGTTCAACAGTAGTTTTACAGATAGTTACTGGCTAATAGTAAATGTTGCCGCCAATGACGAAACAATAGAAGCAACAATGCGAAGGTTCAATCAAAAGTAATGTATAACCTAACGGATATAAGAGCAATTCATTTAGAAGTGACTAGTCGCTGTCAGGCAAAGTGCCCTATGTGTGCTAGAAGAATGAATGGCGGTCCGTTAAATCCTTTCATGGGCTTAGATGAAATAAACATTGACAAATTTATGGAATGGTTTGATGTAGATTTTATTAAACAGTTAAATCATTTAGGAATGTGTGGTAACTTGGGTGATCCTATAGTTGCAAAGGACACACTACAGATATATGAATACCTACGTGAGTCAAATCCTCACATGGGATTACAAATGCACACCAACGGCAGTGGTCGTACAGACAAATGGTGGAAAGAATTAGCAAAATTAAAAGTAAATGTTGTGTTTGGCATAGATGGCCTGGCAGACACACACGCAAAATATAGAATTAACACAGACTGGAAGAAGATCATACACAATGTTATGACCTTTGTAGACGCAGGTGGAAAAGCAAGATGGGATATGCTGGTGTTTGAACATAATCAACATCAGATAGATGAATGTAGAGAACTATCTAAACGTTTAGGTATGGAAAACTTCTCTGTCAAGCACACTACACGTTTCAAAGACGGAAAGTTTGCTGTGTTAAATGAACAAGGACAACAAATAGATACTTTGTATCCATCACAAAAGAGTAAAGAGATGACCAGCAAAGTAAAACAAGCATCTGCAGAAACATTACCAACCATAAACTGTAAAGCAGTTAAGGACAGTATGTTATACGTAAGTGCATTAGGTACAGTTACTCCTTGTTGTTGGTTAGATCAACAATTTTATCCACCGTCACACGAGAATCGTATAGACTATTTGAATAAAATTAAGATATGGCCAAACTTAAACGACACTAGCTTGAAAAGTATCTTTGCAAGTGGGTACTTTGATCTTATTGCAGGGTGTTGGAACAGTACAGGACTTAAAGAGTGTTCAAAACAATGTGGTAGTTTTGACAAATTAAACGAACAGTTCGTGGAGAGATCATGAAAATATTAGTAGCAGGATATGGAACAGTAGGAAAAGCACATGAAACATATCTAAGACCTTCCTTTGATGTTGAGATATACGATCCAATGAAGGGCTATAACGATATAAGCAAGGACATAGACGGAGTAATCATATGTACAGCAACACCATCATTTGAAAATGGTGCTTGTATAGTAAACTCTGTGTATGATGTAATAAGCAGAGTACCTAACGTGCCTATAATAATTAAAAGCACAATAAGTTTAGAAGGTTGGAAGGCAATAAAACAAGACTTCCCCAAACATGATATTACATTTAGTCCGGAGTTTTTAAGAAACAAAACAGCAACAGAAGATTTAGCTAATTCAGAATATTTTATGTTAGCAGAAGGTAACACACAGTTTTGGAGTACAATATTAGTAACTATGTTTGGTACGCCAACAATTAACCTTTACAATAAAGCAGAAGAATTAATACTTGTTAAATATTTCCGCAACAGTTTTCTAGCAAACAAGGTTGCTTTCTTTAATCAAGTTTATGATCTGTGTAAAGCTACAGGTGTAGACTATGATAAGGTTGCTGAAGGTGTAGGAAAAGATAGACGAATAGGTTCAAGCCACACAGAAGTTACAGAGGAAAGAGGCTTTGGTGGTCATTGTTTTCCTAAAGACATACAAGCAATAATTTATACTGCAAAACAAAACGGCGTTGACTTAACTTTGTTACAAGAAGCATTGGAGTATAATAAGAAAGTTAGAAAATGAGATTATTATTAGTAGCAATTTTTATGTGTATTATAGTTTCGGTAGGAGACAGTAAAGCATTAGATTTAAAACAGTTTTACAAAGAACCTTTAACAGAAACTGATAAGGCAGGTATCATTGCTTTTAATATATTACAAACAATAGATATGTTACAGACTTTAGAAATAGCAAACAATGACAACTATTATGAAAAGAATAAAATATTAGGTAAGCACCCAAATGAGTTTCAAGTTATAACTTATTTTATTGCTAGAGGATTTGCACACTATGAAGCAACAAAGATGATACCTGAGAAATATAGATCCATATGGCATACGTATAATGTTGTTTATAATTATGATGTTATTAGAGATAATCACAGTATAGGAATAAGAATAGGCTTTTAATGAAAATAGATATACACGATATAAAGTTCTGGATGGACGCAATACGTAACAGCGAAGATAAAGAACGTACACTTGAGAGTTTCTGGGACGGTCAGATTAAAAGTAAGCTCTGGCTAATTGAAGCACTTGAAAAACACAAGTCTATTAGAAATGCAGAGTTTGTAATACATGGCGGTTGGAACGGAGTACTAGCTTGTATGATGTTCAATAGTGAACTAGGTTGCAAACACATAACAAGCATTGACATAGATCCTAAGTGTAAAGAAATAGCAAGTACAATGAACAAACGTTATGAGATGGAAGGTAAGTTTGAAAGTGTAACTGCTGATATGTGTGAATATGAATATACTAGAGAGCCTTACTTTGTTATCAATACAAGCTGTGAACACATCACACAAGAACAATACAACACTTGGTTAGACA